CAGAAGAAGTAACACAAGAAGAAGTTATCGAAGATGATTCCGAATTTGTTGATGAAGAAATTGATCAAGAAATTGCAGATGAATTAGAAGATGACTATGAAGAAGAACTGGATGAAGAACAAACCGATGTTGAAGAGGAAGCTCCGCAACTTCAAAAATTTACTGTAAAAGTAGATGGCCAAGAGGTAGAAGTCACGCAAGAGGAACTCGTCAATGGATATTCTCGTCAGCAAGATTATACGCGTAAAACACAAGAACTCTCTCAACAGCGTAAGACTATTGAGCAGCAGCAAGCAGAGTTAGCGCAAAGAGATGCGATTTATTCGCAGTTGTTACCGAAGATGGAAGCCCAATTAAAGGGCGAACTGGCTAACGAACCAGACTGGAACACTTTGTACGAAGATGATCCTGTTGGGTATGTTCGCGAAAAACAGCTTTGGGATGAAAAGAAAGAAAAGCTTAGTGCTGTAAGTGCTGAACAACAAAGGCTTCAACAAGAGGCTTTGGTTAAAAAGCAACAACAACTTCAACAGTTTGTTGAATACGGCAATCAAAAGCTTCTTGAAATAATCCCTGAATGGCAAAACCCAGAGGTTGCTGCCAAAGAAAAAGCTGCTATAAGCGAATATGCTGTAAATTTTTTGGAGTACACTCCAGAAGAAATACAACAGGTTTATGATTATCGTGCTTTGCTTGGTTTAAGAAATGCTTGGTTAAACTCTAAAACAGTTGAAGCCACAAAGAAAAAACCAACACAAAAAGCACCAGCAAGAGTGGCTAGACCTGGAACTACTAACCGACCTAAATCGGCAGCACCTGTGAAGAAAGCAAAACAAAGGTTAGCTAAGTCTGGAAAAGTCCAAGACGCAGCTAAAGTTTTTGAACAATTAATTTAATTTTATAAAGGAATATAAAAATGGCAAAGGTAACTAACGCATTTGACACATATTCGGCAACAGCTGACAGAGAAGATTTAAGTAATATTATTTACAACATCTCTCCAATGCAAACTCCGTTTATGTCATCAATCGGAAAAAGAAATATTAAAAACGTAGTGTTTGATTGGCAGACAGAAGTCTTACCTACTCCAAGTGCTGCTGGACAGTTAGAAGGTTTTGAATTATCAAGATCTACTTCTACAGCGACAACTAGAGTAAGTAACGTTGCAATGATCTCAAAAAGAGACGCAACTGTAACTGGTTCTCAAGACGCTTCAGACCCAGCTGGCAAAAGATCAGAAATGGCTCATCAATTAGCTATTATGGCTAAAGCATTAAAAAGAGACATGGAAGAAGCTTTATGTCAAAACGGTGCTAAAACAACTGGTGACGCTACAACAGCTAGGGTAACTGGTGGTTTTGAATCATGGCTAACATCTAACGTATCCAGAGGTTCTGGTGGTTCAGGTGCTGGTGGCGGTGCTGCTCCAGTTGATGGAACAGACAGAGACTTAACAGAAGACCTTTTAAAAGGTGTTTTACAAACTATGTTTGGTAACGGAGCCGAGCCTTCAATGGCTATATGTGGTCCACATAACAAACAAGTTATCTCTGGTTTCACAGGTAGAACTCAAGCTAGACAGTTTGTTGATGCAAACACAGTTGAAGCTTCAGTATCTGTATACTCATCTGACTTTGGTGAACTAAAAATCGTTCCATCAAACAGATCAAGAGAAGCATCATTACTATTAGTAGATCCAGAGTTTGCTAAAGTATCTTACTTAAGAGACTTTAAAACTGTTGATATTGCTACAATAGGCGATGCAGAGACTAAGATGATTGTCACAGAATTTGGATTGGAAGTATCTAACGAAGCCGCTCACGGAATCGTTGCTGACTTAAACGAATCATAAGTTTAGTCAATTAGCTTAAAGGGATGTTTCGGCATCCCTTTTTTTTGTGCTAAAATCTACACATGGCAAAGACAACATTAATAGATCATAAGAAAGGCTTTAAGTCTGTATTCGCAACAGAAGATGAGAAAGTTGTTTATCATACACAACAGAACATACAGCCAACTTTAGACTATGTAAAAAATCTATCTGAATATACACCTGGTAAAGATTTACGCCATGTAGCAGAAATACCAATGGTGGTATATCAAAGAGCAGTCCGAGAAGGATGGGCGCAAGATTCTGCGCAATGGAAGAAATGGCTAAACCATTCAGATAACAAACCATTTAGAACATGGAAAGGTAAAGTATGACATACGATGAATTAAAAACTAATATTGCAAATTTCTTAAACAGGTCAGATTTAACAGACCAGTTAGACTTTTTTATAGATGCAACAGAATCAGAATTTAACAGAAGATTAAGAAACAAAGACATGGTAAAGCGTGCAACAGCTACAGCAGACGCTCAATACATGAGCTTACCAACAGATTGGTTAGAAGCTATTAATGTAGAAATAACATCAAACGACTTTAGGCCATTGTTTCAACAGTCTTTAGAATCACTAGATGTATATAGAAAAGCCAATAACAATGTTACTGGTCAACCAATTTATTATGCGATTGTAGATAATTCATTAGAGTTAGCACCTACCCCTGATGCAAGTTATACGCTACAATTAACATACTATGGCACTATAGATGCTTTAAGCAGTTCTAATACAACGAACTTTATATCCACAGGATATCCAGATGCTTACTTATATGGTGCTTTAAAACACGCTTCTATCTATCTAATGGAAGATGAAAGAGTGCCGTTATTTACAGCACAATTTGAAAAAGCATTAGAAGAGATGAGAATGGAACAAGAGAAGGCAGAATTTGGCAAAGGATCTCTAATGCAAAGAAGAAGAACTTATGGCAAGTCTGGTAAAAACATTTATTATTGGAATAATAATTAGGAGACAATATGGCTGGATTTAGTGATTACTTAGAAGATAAAGTATTAGACCATGTATTTGGTGGCAATGCTTATACAGCACCAGGAACATTATATGTTGCTTTATATACTGTAGCACCCACTGACACAGGTGGCGGTACTGAAGTATCAGGCGGAGCTTACGCAAGACAATCAGCTGCATTTACAGTATCTGGTACAGACCCCACCACAGCAACCAATACAGCTGCGGTTGAATATCCAACAGCTACAGCAGACTATGGAACTGTGGTTGCAGTAGGTATATTTGATGCTTCATCAAGCGGTAATCTAATGGCTTATGCAAACTTGACAGCTTCTAAAACTGTAAGTTCAGGCGATGTATTTAGATTTGACGCTGGCGATTTAGATATAACATTAGCTTAATACCATGGCCTCAGTAGGCTATGGCTTATACACATACGGAAAGTCCAATTACGGAACTCCTGTATATCATTTTGGCGCATCCACAATAGCACAAACATCATCTGCAACAGCGGATGGTAGATTTGTTATTACTGGTGCATCAACCATATCAGCAGTTTCTTCTGCAACAGCAACAGGTAGACAAATAGATCGCGGACAAGCGATTATTAGTGCAGTATCTAACGTTACAGCATCTGGTACTCAAATTGATAGGGGTGTTGCAACCATAGCAGGAACATCTGGATTTACAGCTGTTGGTATACAAATAGACCTAGGATCTGCAACTATATCTGCAAGTTCTGGTATGACAGCCACAGGTCATCAAATAGACCGTGGTGTGGTTATAGGTCCAGCAGTATCAGGTATGACAGCTACAGGTAGATTTACTGTAGTTGGTGAAGGAACATTTGCAGAAACTAGCGGATTTGATGCACTAGGTGGCATTGTATTAACAGGTGCATCTGTAATTGCACAAACAAGTGGATTTAATGCAGTTGGTGGTCTAAAATGGGAAGATATAATTGTTCCTGGTGAGACTTGGACCGATCAAATAGTAGCAGATGAAACATGGACCGACCAAGCAAACCCAGATACATCATGGACAACATTAGGCGAACAAGACGCAGCTTAAAGGATAAAATTTTATGGCAGATACATTTACAACGAATTTAAACTTAACCAAACCAGAAGTAGGAGCATCCACAGATACCTGGGGTACAAAGATAAACAATGATCTTGATACAGTAGACGGTTTATTTAGCTCTACTGGTACTTCAGTAGCTATGAACTTAGACGGAGCAGTTATAGATAGCTCTGTCATTGGTGGTACTACAGCAGCAGCTGGATCATTCACAACTTTATCAGCAAGCACATCTATTACAGGTACACTAGCTACAGCAGCTCAACCTAATATTACAAGCGTTGGTACTCTTACAGGTTTTACTTCAACAGGTATTGACGATAATGCTACATCTACAGCTATAACAATTGATAGTAGTGAAAATGTTGGAATTGGAGAAACCTCTCCACAACACAACTTACATATTAAAGGTTCGGCAGATACAGGCATACAATTAACGAAAGATGGCGTTATTGCTGGTCGTATGTCTGCTGTATCAACTGGATTAGCTTTTGGTGTGGATGGAGCAAATGGTACTACAGAAAGAATGCGTATTGATTCTTCAGGCTCGTTGTTAGTCAATACAACAAGTGCAGGTAGTAATAGATTAAAAATTGTTGGAGATGCTTCAAGATATGGAATACTATCTGAAAATCTAAGCGGTTATGGTGCTTTTAATTTAAAATCAACAACAGTTGCACAAACTTGGTCTATAGGTGCAGTAGATAATAGTTCTAATTCAGATTTATTTATTTATGGTGGTTCATCTGCTGGTACTAAGGTAACTCTTGATTCTTCAGGCAATGTTGGAATTGGAACGACTAGTCCTAGTACTAAGTTAGAAGTAGCAGGAGACGTAAAACTTGGTGCTGTAAATCCTATGCAAACAGCTACTAATATTGTGCATGGAACATCAGGTCAAGATGGATTTCTAGTTAGAACAGCAGTATCGGGAGCAACAGCTCCAACATATTCAAATATTGACGATACTAATACTGGTATGTTTTTCGCAGCAGCAGATACATTAGGATTCACTACTGCAGGTTCAGAACGCATGCGTATTGATTCTTCAGGTGACGTTTTAATGGGTATTTCTTCATCAGGCGGCTATAAATTACAAGTTGCTGGAGATAATCCTAGCAGAGGAATTTTTCAACAAATTTATAACTATGGAGGTTCTCCTCGTTCAGGTTCTCAATTATTATTTACCCAAGCTGGTGTTGGTAATTGGGCAATAGGACAAGTTCCTAATACAAACGCATTTGCTATATATGATGGGCGTGATGCTTCATCGGATGGTACAGAAAGACTCCGTATTGATTCTTCAGGCAACTTACAACTAGGAACAACAAGTTCCTCGCAAACTATATTTCAATTTCTTTCAGCTACTAATGGTGCTAATACAATTCATTTTGGAGATGGTTCAAGTGCAAATCTTTATAGAGGATATATAAACTATAACCACACAGGCGATAGAATGGAATTTGCTACAGCAGGTTCAGAAAGAATGCGTATTGATGGTTCTGGCAACTTGTTGGTGGGTGCTACTTCAGTATTATCTGGAACTCAAGGATTATATGTTAAAGGTGGTGGAGGTAATGATGTTTGTGCTATACAATCTGGTGGTACTTTAGTCTCACAGAAATTCATAACTTTTTATAATGGGAATGGTGCTGTTGCAGGTAGCATATCAACAACTGGTGGGCAATCAGGTACATCAGTTGCTTACAACACATCTTCAGACTACAGGTTAAAAGAAAATGTAGATTACACATTTGATGCTCTTGATAGAGTTGCTCAATTAAAACCAGCTAGATTTAATTTTATAGCTGATGCAAATAAAACAGTTGATGGTTTTTTAGCTCACGAAGTACAAGACATAGTTCCTGAAGCTATTTCAGGTGAAAAGGATGCAGTTGATGATGAAGGAAATCCTGATTATCAAGGCATTGACCAAAGTAAACTTGTACCTCTTTTAACTAAAGCTATACAAGAACAACAAACACAGATTGAAGCCTTACAATCTGAAATTAACTTACTTAAAGGAGAATAATAATGGCAAATACATATACATGGGATTGTAAAACAGTTGATGTTTACCCAAATCACGACAGTCATTCAGACGTTGTTTACAACGTACACTGGAGACTAAACGCAGAGAGCGATCAACAA